ATCTCTGCACATCTATGGCAAACATCTACCTCAGAAGAACCAAGAACTGACTGATCAGGGCTATTGATTCCAAGGTATTCAACTGTTGGTATTGTTAATTTATGATGTTTGTCGGTACACTCTTTGTTACAGAAATCACAGTAATATTTTGTATCTGTTTTCTTCATTAATTACATCCTCCGTTATATGCATTTTGTTAATCATTCATCATATTCAATCGTCATTGTGTGTTCTGTTTTTGGATAACGATTACGGCTTGCAAATGAACCAATAGTGTCAATGTATGGGATCGCAAACTTATCTTGTTTGGCAGTTTGTTTAATTCCAACCTCATTCTTGCAAGCGTTTGAAAGAAATGTATTTATCCGAGCATTTATCCTCATACATTTACCACACAAATCTAATCGTTGGATTATAATAGAATTATCATCTGGCTCGCCCGCACAGAATCTGCTTGAATACCCATTGGATGTAACGAAAGGGAGTGTAATGTCATAATGATTGTTTGTACATTCAGCCCCACAAAAATCACAATAGTATTCTTCAATTGTTTTTGTCGTCTTCACATTTTCTCCTTTCTGTGCTATAATGAATTTGCACATAAATCAAAAGTTGTTTGAGAACGGTGTAATTTTGTATACGAGATACCACTTCTTAATTGAGGTGGTATCTTTTTTGTACACAAAACATTTATTTTATGAATCCTGTTTTACTAGAACCCATTCAGTAACTGGAACCATCTTTTCTACTTTCTTCACTTCATATGGCTGATCATCAATTTCATTTTTTTGATATTCTGTTAGCCCCTTAAACCAATCAATCGCAAAATATTTGTCTCGAATTTTAATAATGCTTGTCATTGGCTTAACCCATCTCAAGTCATCTCCTGAAATCTCATCCACATGTATGTGCCGATAATCATAAATTAATTCTTCAATTTCATCGGTATCGAGAGATTTGTCTTCACTGAGCCTGTCATAAACACTATCAAGAAAACCATCTTTCTGACTGGTTTCATCTGTAATCATTTAATCACTCACTTTCTGTTGTTTGACTTTACAATATAATTTCATGACCACACTGTGGGCAGAAAATATATTTCTTAAACCCTACGACATGTCTTATACCATCATATTTGATATCAGATATGTCGAATTTTAACGTGGCACCACATCTATCACATTCAACTTTTTGTTTAGTACCTTCTTTCAAAATCTTAATCATCTTTCTCTACCTCAACTGCTATTAGATGTTTGCACTGTGGGCAAATGATATAGTTTGGTGGGTATACTGGTTTGAGGGTTCTGAAATCAATCGTACGCTTTGGTTTATCTTTAATATCACTTTTCTCGTAACTCAACTCCGCACCACAATTTTCACAAGTGCATTGTTTTCGTGTTCCTCTTTCTAAAATTTCAATCATTGGTCTCACCTTCCCTTTATATTTGGCATACTCCATCATCAACATTCTCAATTGTAATTTTTGATACGTAAGTAATTGAATGTCAAAATATTCTTCAATAAAAGCAACTATATCCATAAATACAACTACCTTTCCTTGATTTTCTTCATTTTTCTCAAATTTCCTAAAATCGCATCGACCAAAACCCTTGTAAAATAAGGGTTTTTTGACGGTCGATTTTGCGATAAAATATTTCTTTTATGTCATGCGACTATAACTATTTCAAGGATGTAAAAAATTGTTTATTATATCTTGATCCGCCATATAAAGGCACAAGTAATTACGCTAAAAGTTGTATGAATTATGATCATTTTTATAAATTTTGTCATGATATTGCACAAAATAACTTTGTTATTATTAGCGAATACGATATGCCAAGTGAAGAATTTAAATGCATTTGGCAAAAAGAACGCACAGTGTGTCAAGATGCTAATCGTACAAACGGGCAAAAGGCAACTGAAAAACTATTCATTCCAAATTTATGATTAGTTACATAAAAGAAATATTCTTTAATGAAATCGCTTGTTTTCGTAAATTAATCACTCTCTCATAATAAATATTTCTTTTCCCAGTTCTAACTTGTCCAAATCCACCATTGTAATATTTACCCCCGAAACTTGCGCAATATCCAATCAGGGCAGTGTACTCTTTAGAATATTTGCCTCCTCCTGCTTTGCGGTTTTCTCTAACATCCATATAATGTTCTTTTGAACAAATTTTTGGAGCAATTGGAATCGTTGGATTTTTTTGAACGTATTTCAATAATGCAATCAATTCATCATTAATGTCTGCGCCAATTTTGTTTTTACATTGAATCTTATCAATAATATTGGCTCCGCCAACAAATGGCTCTATGTATGTTTCAATATTGTTATCATCAATATATTTCTGAATAATCGGTACAATATATTTTGCAATTCTATTTTTACTTCCTTGATATACTATTTTTCTTTACCAGAAAGCCCATATGGTTTACAGTAGCTACACTCTCATTTTCCTTTCTGGTTTATTATTTAATTAAAGTCATCAATTAGCAAATTCTCACAACTCCAAATTCGTATAATCCTACACCATCCTCAAGTGCAATAGTGTCATGTTCTGTCGTAGTAATAAATTCATTATCTATGCCAACAACTGGCGTATCATCTGAATATTTTTCTAACTCTTTTTTAAGCTGTCCAACTGTTATATAATTTGGTTCTTCCATTACAATCTCACCACTTTCTTATCTGCTAACTCTTTTACTCTATCAGTCAAAGTTACTGCCATCACATGCGTTCCCATATAAGCATCAAGGGCTTCGCCAATTAAGTCATATCCTTCATCAACAAGAACGCAATCACATGTTCTTCCCATTCTGTTTCTAAATTCTTCTACAGTCATAGGCACTGGAATAATTAAGGCAAGATCGTTTGCTTTGTCTAATAATAGATTGACCTGTGAATGATTCTGTACAATGATCGGATACTGTGTTGTAGCACTTGTGTAAAGCAACTGTGTTGTTTTGCCCGTTGCTCTGTCTTTAATAATCAGTGTTGTTGGTTTATTTGTTATCATAGTTTGCAATCTCCTTCTATATAAAATATCTCTGAAGCCCATCTTTGAATCTTAGTGGACTATCAACAATGGGATGTGAATACTGAAACTGTCTTAAAAAATTCATAACAGTTCTAGCATCTGCACCGCTTAAAGGAATAAATTTTACATATTCAGGTCTCCCAGCAATACATACAACTGCCCACGAACGCTCTGAATCATGAAATCCAATGTCAACTTCTACATCTGTAATCTGGTTGTACATCTTCTTCATTTCTTTATTCTGCTTTGTTGAAATTTGACACTGACGAGCCGCCTCATTGCAGTTGTTTGTGGCAAATCTTAATGTAGTGTTACTTTCATTAATTTCATTTTTTAAGGCATCAATATCAGGTTGTAGAATTTCTAACAACCATTTTCTAATTTTCTCTTTTAATTTCTGAAACAATTAACTCTCCTTTTATATTTCACACGATCCATTTAATCCATATGGTTCATAACATAAACCACTTACCCAAACCCAGTTATCGTCTTTGTATATGAGGAATTCAACTGTCTCAAAATCACAATAACTGTCACTATCTTTGTCTTCACGAACTGCATATACAGTGATTGGTTTCTTAGGTGTTGGAGACCTGCCAATTTCTTGTATTTTAAACATCTGAATCCTCCCATACTACGTTGACTTTGAACCCTAATTCCTTTAAAACATCTGTAAAATCATCAACATCTAATTTATGGTTTTCTATTTTAGTCCCATTGACTTCAATAGATTGCCAGTCGTCATATTTAATGATCGTAATTGTATTTGGTTCTTTTACTTCTTTGTCTTCTTTATATTCCTCTTTGTACATGTCAAAGTCTTCGCATAAAGCACACTCAAAAGAAGTATACCTATTAGCACAACTTTGACACTGTGAATATAAATTGTCTAAATATCTATTCTTTTCGCTCATATTTCTCCTCGCAAATATCTTTAGATTAGATTTTCTTCTCGACTACAACTATTGTGTCATTATGTGCTCCACCATGCGGAACAAGTAAAATTTCTTGAATTTCAAATCCATATTTCTTACCAATACCACCACTATTCCAGCCGCAGCTAATAACAATTCCATTTGGTGTTACAATTCTACTAATTTCTGCCTTTTGTTTTGCCCAATAAGAAGCTTGAGTTGTTTTCATATTTACAGACATTCCTAATTTTTTATAACTTTCACTTACCTGTCTTGGACTATATGGAGGATCATACAATACTGTATCTACTGATTCATCAGCAAATATTTTGAGGAAATCAATCGCATCCATGTGAAAAGACGTGTCGTATGAATTATCAATATCATTCGTAACATTTGCAATTTTACATTCATTAGCAAACGGATCTATACTATATCCATGTATATATTTATCAACCAATTCTTTAATTGGTTTAATCAGAAATGTGTGTTTATTTGGCATTGACCAAACTCTATTTATTATCATTTATGTCCTTTCTAATTCCACTCAAAATCCATTCAATTACTGGCTCTGTCCACCCATTGCCCATCAGATTTCATACTTCTTTGTATAAAAATTTGGGGCTAAATGGACTTGACTTTCTATCAAATCTTTTATCATAAAATTCTTGTACTGTTTTACATCCTTCTTGCCTATTTGACGTAAACAATTGACAGCACTTACAGTCACAAACATTAGATTTAATAAGTTCTGAATTAATATTTTCTTTCGTATAATCAATACCATATTTATATATCATTGCAGTATTATTGAAATCAGTTGTTTTGTTTGTTAATGTATCTCCGCAACAACATTTTGAGGTTCCCAAATAATGCAAATCATTATCTGCAATACTATATGAGATATGATAATGTTGCAATTTTTCAATCAATGGCTGATATAAGTTTAATCGAATGTTTGGTTTTAAATTTAACAATCCCATTTGCGTAAAATTAGACTTATCCAATCCAGTAAGTTTTAATAGGTATTCTTTATGTTCCTTATTTTGTGGAACAATTTTTAAACCTTCGATAGTAAAATGATCTGCGTCATGAAACATATCAATAATATCTGTAGATGAAATTCCTGGAATGAATGGTTGGATTCTAATGCCAACTTTAAATCCATTGTCTTTTAAATTTCGATATAATTTATATCTTTCTAAGATATCTGGAACATTTGGCTCTATTGATTTGTCGTTAGTTACATTTGTTACAGACATTTGGAAGGTATGTAAATCTGACTCAACTTCACAACCATACAGTGTTGAAGATTTTGTACTAAATAAAATATGAATATTGTATGGTTTAGTAATATCAATCAACTGTTTTGTAATATGAAATTTCTCTTCTGCTGGCTGGAATGGATCGCTCATACCACCACAATGCCAATCATATCGTTGAGATATTAAAAAATCTAAAAAATTTGTTTTATCCACTTTATTATGAACGAAAATTTTATCTAATCGACGCTCAACGGATTTAACATTACCAATTTGTAAATTTTTATCAAATTCCATTATCTTCCTATAATTAGAAAAACAATATTTACATCCAAAACTACATGTTTTATATGTATCTACTCGAATAGGTAATCCGCATATTGCAAACTTACTACTTACATTCAGCGGATTGAAAGTTTTGTTTTTATTTTCTGTCATTTAAACCTTATATTTACAAGGCAGCGCACTGCGTTTTACCTAGGATTACTTAATAAAACCTTTCTTATGTATTTGTTTTGTATTGTTTTACCTACAAAAATTGAAACGTAGATAAAAACAAAATTTTAAAGTCATCATATGGAAGAAATAAGACATGTCTAATCTATAGATATTTCTCCTCGAATAGTCATCAGAAATGTAACTAGAAATGTTACATTATTATTTATAATGGCATGTTAGAATGCCAAGTTCTTCGGTGTCAACTACCATATCGTCTGGTCTAATGATTCTGCATGGCTTGTCACCTACTCTCTTAAATCTGTATTTCTGTTCTACATCAGGGTATTTCTCGTGATCAACTTCACTCAGAAACATTTCTACTGGTCTGGCATAAATGTTAAAATCTCCATACATTGCCTGATAAATTACCAGTTTCTCATTTGTTTCTGTATGAGTCGCAAGGTCAATCACTTTATAGAAATGTCCTTTAAAGTGTTTGTAGATTTCATCTTTCTTTGGTAAATCTCTGTTATTCATTAATGACTCCTATCTTTGGCATATGTCCTAATGTGACACCAGCAATAACCGTGTCCACTGTTTGAGTATAAGAACTAAAATTAATACGTCCGTTAAATTTGCAAAGATTTCCCTTTTTAAGTTGATCCCTATACTCTTTGTAAAAAGCGACAAGATCTTCTCTGTTGACGCCAAGCGCTGAAATTACAAAGTTAAGCAATTCGTAATCTTCAAAATCTTCTCCTCGACAAAAATTACAGCTAGATCCAAAATTTTCTTTCTCATATCCATCTAATTCTGCACAGGTTTCACTACACCATTTAGCTCCACAGTCACACCAATTGCTACCGTGATAATCGAAAAACACCTTACCGCAATGGTCACACACTAATGGAATATTGCTCATATCTACTTACTCTCCTGTTCTTTATCTTCTTTTACAAGAATTGGTTTCCAAGTTCTACTATTGCATGAAGATGCTGAAATTTCGTAACCATCGTTTAGATAATTGTCTACACAATTTTTGAACTTTTCAGAATTTGCCTCTTCTACAACTACACATCGGCTACCATCAACTACATGATTGATATTTTCCTGCACAATTTTTTTTAAAATATTAACTTGATGTAATAAATCATAAGTTGGAATTGATGTTATGTTATTAATGCTTTTATAGCTCATGCAAACGCTTAGTGTACCAATAACTTCTCTTATATCATCTAATGTTTCTTTTGTCATACCTTCTCCTTTCTAAAACGTCTCCCACCATAGATCGTGTACTTTCTTATAACCACCTCTGTTTGGTACATCCAATGCTCTGCGAACTTTCTTGTTAGACAGCTTCTTATGAAATCTATAATCATTCCAAGAGCTGATATATAACCTTTTATAATAAGGTTTCTTGCGTGGTATTTCATAAAATCCACAACAATACTTGTCCACGTATTGCACAGGTTCAGGATACCCACCAACATTCTTAAATCTCGTCAACCTTTGTTGGTATTTCTTCCTACGATTTCTTTTCTTCAACATTGTCTGGTGATTCTGTTGAAATTTCGTAGGAACATATTGTAGAAAGTCCGTATCCTGTGGACAATCTTTTGATTTTGGCATAATTAGTACACTCCTTTCTATGATGGGATAAAAGTGGAATTTTATTGCTATATTTAATGTGAAAAATCCCTTATATTTCAACGATTTTCTTATGTTTATTTGAATAATTTTGACAAAAGTGTTTTATTTCACTCATTTTCATCGTGTTCTTCTGTCATGGACAGATTATCCGAAGTGCCTTTCCATAAGACCACCACATTTCTTTCTAATGATTTTTGTACATCAACCACTCTCTGATTTGTTGATCCTGCCCACGGATAAGACATGTCTTTCAATTCGTCTACATACTGTCCGTCTACGAGGACATCTATGTAAGGAAGAATCTCAAGTCTGCAATCGTACATAAGGTGGCTTGTTCTACGTCTTCGAGAGAACTCAGCTAAGTCCAAACCAATATCTTCTGCTTTATTCCCTGTATATAGCCAGATTTTTTTGTCTGGCATAAACTCTTTGACAAATTTGCATATTGCAGAAACACCATCTCTATTCTCTTTTGCTAAAGGTTCTCCACCAAGAATACTTAATCTTGTATATTGGGGCTTTGATAACTGATGCAATAGTTCCTCAATTTCTTTAAAAGTTAATTTATTGCCGCCATTAAAATCCCACGTTTCTTTATTAAAACAATTCTTACAATGGAAGTGGCATCCTTGAACGAAGAGGGCTACGCCAAGCCCTTCTCCGTTGCTAATGTCCATTTTTCTTATTGAAGCGTATCTCATCTATTCCTCCATACTATGATCATCTACATGAACATATCTGCTCTTAATCTCTGCTGTACGTCCTTGATTCCAGAACTGGGTGCCGACGTATCCACATGATCGTCTGGCAACATTCATCGTATCCTGATCTCTGTTACCACAATTTGGGCATTCCCAGATTAATTTCCCATCAATATCAAGAATGCTAATTTCTCCATCATAGCCACATTTCTGACAGTAATCACTTTTTGTATTTAACTCTGCATACATGATATGATCATAAATAAATTTCATAATCTCAAGAACAATATCTGTATTCTTTGTCAAGTCTGCACACTCTACATAACTAATTGCACCGCCTGGACTTAATTCTTGAAACTTGCTTTCAATATCAAGTTTTGTGAAAGGATCAATCTTTTCAAATACTGGGATATGATATGAATTTGTAATGTAATCACGATCCGTAATTCCTTCAATAATACCAAATCTTTTCTTCAAGCATTTTGCAAATTTATATGTAGTTGATTCAATTGGAGAACCATACACACTGTATGCTAACCCTTCAGAATCTTTCCATTCATTACACTTATCATTTAATCTCTGCATAACTTTTAAACCAAATTCCTGTTGAACAGAATGAGATTCACCAGTCATGTATTTTACACATTCATATAATCCTGCGTATCCAAGAGAAATCGTTGCATAACCATTTTCTAATAGCTTGTCAATTTTTTCTCCTTTCTTAAGTCTTGCAAAGCATCCATGCTGCCACAAAATAGGTGCAACATCAGAAGATGTCCCTTTTAATCTTTTGTACCTACATTTTAATGCCTTATGACATAACTCTAATCTTTCATCTAAAATTCTCCAAAACGCTTCCTTGTCTTTACCAGAAGATAAGGCTACATCTGGAAGGTTAATTGTTACGACACCCATATTATATCTTCCGTAATATTTTGGGTTTCCATTTTCATCCAAATAAGGAGTCAAAAACGATCTACACCCCATACAAGGAAAACAGTTTCCATTTCCATTCGCATCAATCTTATTTTTTTTCATAATCTTTTCAGAAATGTAATCTGGAACCATTCTTTTAGCAGTACATTCTGCTGCTAATTTTGTTAAATACCAATACTCAGAATCCTCACGAATATTATCTTCTTCTAATACATACAGTAATTTAGGGAATGCAGGTGTAATATAAACACCAACTTCATTCTTTAACCCTTTAATTCTCTGTCGTAAAAATTCCTCAATTAGTAATGCTAATTCTTCTTTATACTCTGTTGTTTCGTTCAAGTACATACAAACACTGAGAAATGGAGCTTGCACTGCTCCGAGTTAGACTATATCTTTACCCTCGTTATACGTTAGGTGAGAATATACAATTCTCAAAAGCAACTATATTACTTTGTAGATGGCACTTCCCTACAATGAATTTCACATTATAGGTAAAGATTTCATAGGCATATATTGCTACTTAGCCTGTATATCTTAGTCGTTTGACCTTTATAAAAATTTCTCTTTATCCTTGGCACTGGATTGCTCTTATCCGTCCCAATGCTTGTAAATTTTATATAGTATGATCAACTCTTTTGCTCGAAAGCACCGATAAGAGTTCCCCAGTTAGCATAACTTTTATCACCATTTCCTGTGATTCTAACCGTAAGTCATACACCCTAGATTTCTAGGTTCACCATCTGTTCACTAACATGTTTCTATGTTAGGCAGCCATTTGACCGTTTGTGTTGGTCATACTATTTACCTGATAGTTGAATGTCTGAACACTATCTTCGATTTCTTTCTTTAAATCTTCTTTAGCGTATTTTTCAACTAAATCTTCTGTAAAACCACGTCTTCTATATTTTTCTACATAAATGTTATAACTGTCTCTGACAAATGGAGCTAAATGCGTCAATGTAATTGTTGCACCGCCATATGTAGAAGACGTTACTGCCGTTATAATCTGTGTTGCGATTGTTGCAGCCGTAATTAATCTATGAGGTTTTTCAATCATGACCTCATTTACAACTGTCCCATTCTGTAACATATCTTCAAGATTAATTAATTCGCAATTCGTAAGTGCTTTCTGTCCAAAATAATCCATATCATGAAAATGTAAGATACCTGTATCATGAGCCTGTACGATTTCTGGTGGGAGTAAGTATCTGCGAGTCATATCTTTGCATACAATACCTGCCATATAATCTCTCTGTGTAGTTACAAGTTTTTCATTTTTATTAGAATTTTCAGTATTCCAATATTCGCTGTCTCCACTAAGAAGATCTGAAATTTCTGCATCAATAGTATTTTCATTCTCTCTCTGAAACTCTCGAACACTACGATAGCCTTCATATGCTTTTGCAGTTAATTCCTGTCCTTTCTCAACAAGCTTTTTGAATACCATTGCTTCAATTGTAGAAATGTCAATCTCTTCTGGTAATTTACTGCAATCATTTTCGATTTCTCTTGCAATCTGTTTTGCAATATCTTCCTTAATTAATCCAGATCCATTTTTCATTGCTTTCATAATCGCTGTGTAAATTTTGGTCTTGTCGAAATCTACAACAGTACAATCTCTTTTAATTACTTTCAATAAAAAACCTCCAATAAATTATGTAATAATATCATCATCTATATGTAACGCACCCGTCTCCTGCTTTCTTGCAGTTCAACGTATATCGTGCATCGTTACCATCGCCATCAATCTTTTCGGTTGATACGCTTTCAATTATCATGGTTTTACCTGTTTCTACATCTTTCACAAGTACCTCTTTTTCTATATGTAGTTTAGAAACTAAATTTCTAAGCTGATTAATTGTTCTGATCAACTTCCTTTGTTGTCGCTCCTTCCGTGTCTCTAATCTGTCTTTTGAATCTCTCTAATTCAGCCATAATATTCAAACAAGTCATAGACAAACTTCCTTCATTATTAATAACTGCGTCGCATAAATCATAAGCTTCTTCAAAAGCAGATTCGTCTTTTTTCATTCTTTCATCAATTGCATCACTTGTATCTCCACGGTCTTTCATTCTCTGAATACGTGTAGAACTTGGTGTATCAATACATAATGCCAAGATATGTTTCTTATGATAATTTTCTTTTAACTGTTTTAATCCTGGAACATCAACTACATATACGTCTGCATCATCACACTGACTTTCTGTAGCACAGTACCAATTGCCAGTGTAATGATTCTCTGCAACCTTGCCTGTAATTCTTGAATACTGGGCTAGATTTACATATGTATGATCATCAAGCTTATCTGCTCGCTTCTCTCTAGTGGTATATGATCGTAGATATTTCAGACCGTAAATGTCTTCCAGATACTTCGCTGAGACACTTTTGCCTGCTCCAGATCGTCCAACCAGAGCGATTAAAACATTACTTTTATCTCCTACCATCTCTATAAGTCCTTTTCTAATTTCTTGATTCTTCTATTGATTTTTGTTACGATTTTGCCGTTATCTTTGCCTCTAGCGATTAAGACGGCTTTTCTATCCTTTAATAAATTTAACTGATCTAATTTTGTCATATACTCATTTTCTCCTTAGGCTATATTTTAGTTTTCAGTTGCTGTTTCTGACGATTCCTCTACGACCTCAGCAGAATCATCATCTACATATTCAATATCTTCTTCTTTTACTTTTGTTGCAGGGTCGAGTCTTTCATAATCCTCTTCTGTGGCTGGCTCTGTTTTAACAGTTCCACATTTTTCGCAATAAGTTGTCCAATGATATCCATTCTCTTCATCATATGCAATTGTTTTTTCTGCCCACACATGATCACAGGTTTCATCTGCGTCATCTGGGTATTCTGGTTCTGTATAATCTGCATCGTCTGTATCGTCTGCGGTAGAATTTTCAGTATTTTTTTCTTCTTCTGTTGTTGCCGATACATCATTTGTTGTATCTTTAGAATCTTCTTTGACGGCATTTTTCTTATTATTTTTCTGCTCTGTTGTGTTCTTTGTAGTTTCTGTAGTTGACTTACCTTCTGTTGTTGCAGAAACCTGTTTATCAGTGTTATTATTTAGTGTATCTGCATAAATAGTATATGCTGAAACGCATCCTACTGCTGTTAACATTAATGCTCCAGCGATTAATAATTTTTTAATTCTCATAATATATTCTCCTTTTAATCTATCAATCCATGAACGATGTCACCACATAGAAGGCGATCGCCATTAATACAATTGTTACAATTACTACTACTCCAATTGGTATTACAATATTTGTTATTATCCAAAACGCAAATGCAAATACACCAACAGATATGAATGTTGCAAGAAACCAGATAATGGTCAGTACGATCATCGCCAAGAAAAATTTTAAGATTTTCTTTATGATATTCAATCACCTACCTTATGGCATTTCATTGTAAATTTTGCTAACATCATCTAATAATTCTTTTGGCAAATATCTTTCTAAAAGCTCATTCGAATTATCAAGTGTTTTCTTATAGAAATCTTCTGCGATACCACCGCCAATAGCAGCAATCGTATCTGTGTCACATGGCAAAGACAATACATTTCTTAAGAATGATTCATAATCTTCGCTCTCTAAGAAACATCTGATTGCCACAGGAACACTATCTTGAACTGTCGCAGACCAAACATAATTCTTTCTATAATCATCGAGTGGTCGATCAACACCATATGTATATTGACTGGATGGATAACTTTTTAATGCATATTGATAAATTTCTTCTTTTGATTTACCCCATAGCGCCATAAAAGAACAGCCTGTTACAATCGATGCACCTTTGTAAGATTCTGAGTGGCGATGCGTTTTCTCACATGTCCATTGTGCTAAATCTATGTAATAACTCAATACGTCTGGACGATCAGCAAACCCATTAAAATACATTGTGATAGGCGAAATTCTCATGGCACATCCATTACCAAAGCTTTCATTAACACGACTACCATCATCGTGTAACCAGTCTTCGAACATTGCGCCATATCCCGTACCAGGATATTTCTTGCCATATTCTAAGTAGAACTCCCAAGGCTCTTTGATATGTTTGTGTTCATCGTCATCATCCAACAGCCACATTCCTGTTGCAATACTGAGAACTGTATCATCTGTAAATTTACATTTATCTGTAAACAATTCACAGTTCTTCCAATCTAAATCGTGAGGTCTGCGGAACTCATATTGAGAACCGCAAATATCTCCTAGAATCGCTCCAATTAAAGCCATTTAATCACCTACCTGTTAAAGATGTTTTCTAAAATTGTAAGAATTAGTGCGATAATCCATTTTGTTTTCGTTGGAACAATTAGCGGATTTACCGCAACAAAATGTAACAACCAAATAAACAGATTTACAATTGCAAAGTTGACAGCAATTACGACCATTAATCCTAAGATTGTTCCTAAGATTGTTCCTGCATGATATTTGTCTTCAACAAATAGTGAAGTTAATAATTTCTTCATCTGTTATTCCTTTCATCAAAGATTAATTTTATCTACTCTACGATCATCCAGTCTTCAGCTAACATATCTGTCTGACTTGCAAGCCAAGGAACAACGTTACCCTGTGCTGTTTTCATTGCAATATAAGCACCATATTCGACTAATCCGTCTTTGTTTACAATGCTTTTAGCAATATCTGTGCATGGCGCATAAGCTCCTGCTGGAACATAATATAAAAACATACCTTTCCCATTCCAACCTTTTCTTGCTACTTTTCTTTTATCTTTCATTGCATCAATTGCTGTTCCAAAATCCATAATAAATTCTCCTATCTTCTAAACTGTCGCACCAAACATTCTGCCGCATCCATAATCCATGCATCTCTTTTGACTATTGCAGCCGAAATTTGTTCAGCTTCCCTTTTCTTTTTCTGCTGTATTCGCTCCCAATGTTTCTGTGCTTTGTCCATTCAGCTCTCCTTTATTCTTCCGTATGACATGTATTTGTTAATTTCTTATACACATCTTCGTACAGCTCCTGCTTATCGCCATTGTATGTATACTCTGCATAGATACCATCACCGCTTACTGTCGTAGATGCTAAGCATTTATAGTTCTGTAAAGTCTTACAACTCCAGACGATAAAAACATTACTGAGATCAATTTTCATTGCCAAATGATTTTCTTCGCAATGTTTGTTATACCAATCAACTAATTTTCGTTTACATACACTCTGAAAGTGATCCATTCCTGTAACAATCATTTCGTTCTCTCCTTTACTATTTCTTCTGAATTTTTCTAAAAGATAATCTACTTTGTCATTGCATATTTTGGCATCTGCTCCGTTGCAAAAATAGTAAATATCACAATTTGTACATCTCATTCTTATAAACTCAACCGCCTCTTGCGGATTGAAATTTGTAACGTCAATAAGTTTACCTACCATACCACGGCACCTTATTTACTCTCTGTAACTTTAAATGGAACAATTGATTCTGGAATATAGTTAACTTCATATTTATATTTGTTAACTTTAGCCCCACCTAAATCTTCGATTACATACATGCTATCTCGATTCATGTGGACAATATGTTTCTTATATGAGCCATCTGCTGTTTCGACAATAAGTTTTACTTTCTTACTACCTTCATCTTCTAAAGAAAATGCTCCAACAATTTCAAACTCAACTTTATCTGTTCGTGTATTAATTACAGCAAATCGTCTTAAGACATTAAAATTGTCTGCTTCTTTGGATACGTTAGTTGATACCTTATCGGCTTCAGTGCATCCTGTCACAATACCACCAATACTGAGACATCCAATTGCAGCAATAACCGCCATTCGTTTTTTAATGTTTAATTTCATATATTCAATTTTATCCTTTTAAAACTTAGGTCGTTTAATCTCTTTTTGTTTTGACCAATCAATTTCTGAAGGTTCTACACCTGTCTGTTGTTTGTAAAATTCATAATCTTCTGTCCAAAACTCTGCATCTTGATCTTTGATGAAGTATCTTTCGTCAAAAACTAAATCTAACTCATCTGGTGTAGTGAGATATTTTACTTTACAACGTCTACCATATTTGTATGTTTCTCCGTTATAGCAAATTGAACACGGTTCCCAGATGCGATATTCTACATAATTGTCTTTTACAACAAACCTTTCAATTTTGCTTTCTGGGATTCCCAGTCTAACAAAGCATTCGTAAATGGTTAGTTTATTCACTCGTATCTCCCTTCAGAATCTTGATTAATCCATCTTCGTCAATGATCGGAATACCCAATTGCTGTGCTTTCTTGTTCTTACTGCTTGTGGAATTCACATCATTATTCACAAGATAATTCGTATTCTTCGACACTGATCCTGCGACTTTGCCACCTCTGGACTCAATTTCATCCTTGATAGCATTACGATTGGCAAATTTATTTACCTTACCAGTCACAACAAAAGTCATTCCCGTGAGATCAACCGTTGATTCTTTCTTGCTTTCTGGCATTTCAAATTCAAGTTCTTCGGCTAATTTCTCAACCATTTCAAGATTTTCTTTGAAATAATCATCCATTGACAATGAAGTATTGATACCAATACCATCAATATGTCCAAAATATTTTCTCTTTTTGATTCTTTTGATAAACACATTATATGGATTTTCATTATTCGATAGAGAAATCTTATCAATAAGCTTGCAAATATCCTTTGCCGTTGACTTCCCGACAAGCTCAATACCAAGTGCTGTTACGAAATTAACCAGTTTACATTTACGACTTTCCTCGATGCTATTTAATAATGAAGAAACACTTTTTGCACCAAATCTATCAAGGTTCTTCATCTCAGATTTATGCTCTGCTAAATTATAAATATCTGTATAATCTTTCAGCCATCCAAGATCAATAAATCTTTTCAGTGTTGCCTCAGATAAACCTTGAATATTCATTGCATCTCTGGAAACAAAGTTCACAAACTTGCTTAATAGCTTTGCCTTGCAGTCAGGATTCATACATTTCAGAACCTTACTGTCATTCTCGTTGATGATTTTTGCTTCGCCACCGCAGGTTGGACAAGTATCTGGAATCTTGAATGTATTACTTCTTGTCAGATTATCGTGTACTTTTGGTATTACCATATTACTACGATAAACCTGAATCGTATCACCTACACCAAGTTCTAATCCCTCAATGTAACTTACGTTATGTAATGTAGCTCTTGTAGTTTCTGCGCCATCAAGATCAACTGGATCGAATACTGCAACTGGATTAATCAACCCTGTACGAGATGTATTCCATTCAATATCTCTGATTATTGTTTCGTAGAGGTCATCAGACCATTTCATCGCAAGCATATTTAAGGGAAATTTACTCGTTGCCCCAAGAGATTTACCATACTGATAGTCGTTATAAGTGAAAATCAGACCATCAACAGGATATTCATATTCTTCTGGATCAAATTTCTCAATATATTCTTCAACATTATTTCGATCAATAATCTGATGTTCTACAACGTCAAATCCCTGCTCTGCAAGATATTTAAAACTATCAGCAATGCTTGGCATTTCTTCATCAGATACGCCATCAATTTTGACTAACTCAAATGCCTTGTAAGCAAGTTTTCTTTTCTTTGCTACATTCACATCTAACTGTCTAATTGTGCCTGCTGCCAGATTTCTTGCGCTCTTGTATTTACCATGCAACTCTTCATTGATTTTCTGGAAGTTTTCATAACTGATAACTGATTCGCCACGTACCTCAATACTACGCTTGTCAGGAATTTCAAGAGGTAAATTGAAAATCATACGTGCCGTATGAGTAACATCTTCTCCAATTTCGCCATTTCCCCTTGTAATTGCTTGTTTTAAGCGTCCTTTTTCATACCTTAGTACCACCGTCAAACCGTCTTCCTTCCACGATAAAACACCAATTTTATCCGCAAGAAATTTTTTGACCTCATTAACATCCTTCGTCTTCTGAGCTGATAGCATTGGTCGTGTATGCTTTACTTTAGCCAGAGAATCAATTATAAATCCTTGAACGTGGTGGATGGGCGAATTATTCAAAACAACGCCAGAATCTCTCTCAAGTCGTTCTAAAGCAGCGCATAAATCGTCAAATTCTTTATCTGAAATGATCGGATTATCCTCTGCGTAATACGCATATGAAGCATCATTGATTCTGTCGATCAAGACATTCATTTCTTTCACATATTCAGTTTTCATAATTTTTGGATTTTCCTTTTCTTGTTTATATTGTTTAGTTAATTATTTTAATTTGTGTTTCTATGTCTTTCAGTAACTGCCAATTACTTCACTACATATATTTTTCTGTGCTGTTGCACATTTATTGTTTCGGAATGTGTTGATTTGAACACGTCTACATGCATTCCTTTTACTTTGCCTCCACAATCTTCTGCCACAAAGATTGTATCACCGTATCCCTCAATCTTAACTCTTGTTCCATAAGGGATAATGTTTTTATCAACCGCAATCGTATGATACGGTCGAGCAAATCTATGCCCTGCATGATTCCAAGCAATCTTAGATCCATATCCTTCAGAACATTCATAACATGGACAATATGCCGTGATCAAAAATGTTCCAAGTGAACTCTTTTCAAGTTCTTGCTTTCGCTTCAACCGTTGTCGTTTAATTCGCAATCGTTTCTTTCGAAGTTTTTCTAATCGAATCTGCCTTGCTTTCTCCTCATCAGCTTTCTTACATTTCTGATAATGCTCATGAACATCTTTTAATGCAACGCTTTGGTTAATTGGGTTGTTTGAAATCACATTGTCTTGTTTATTTTCTGTAACAGTTGTCTCTGTTGATAAGGTTGAAACCTCTACCGAGGGTCGCTCCTCTGCTTTAACTGTATGAGTTATAAACCCTGAACACATTGCTAAAAAACTAAACGAGACAACTTTCATTAAAAATCTTTTTCTCATTTTCACATCTCCTTTCCTTAGCATATTGGTATCTTATCATACTTCTTGCACCTTGTCAATAGGTGCAAGAAAGAAAGTTAATTTTTTAAGCTTAACCAGGTGCGCCTCTTATTATGATTTGTTACGATACATCTCTTAAACGCTTCTGGTTCTGCAAGGAGCGCAAATCTTTTCTTAGCTCGTGTTAACATCGTATATAACATACAGTTATCAAGCAATTTGTAATGTGTGTTGTCAATGATACCAATGACAGTTTGAGCAGCCGATCCTTGAAGCTTATGCGTTGTTAATGCATATGCTAATTGCAATTGCCCAAGTTGAGCGAAAGAATATTCAATCATTTTCTCTTCGATATTTGCATTCATAGATACCAAACATATTTCTTTTTCTTTATCAATCGCTGTAATGTATCCAATATCACCATTGAATACATCTCGCTCGTAATCATTTGAGGTCTGTAATACCTTATCTCCCAAATAGTATTTACGATCTTTGAATTCAACAAATGGTTTATTACTACTAGCAAATAATTCTTTCTGCACTGCTTTATTCAATTCATCTGTACTGTTCGTACAATTGCTTCTTCGTGGGGAAATAATCACAACATTATCAAGCCCTTCCTCTTTAACAGATTTAATATACTGCTTTACTGCCATGTTAAACAACGATTCTCTATTCTTCCTGAACAAATAGAACATATCATTTAGTTCACCATGAACAATTTTTAATTGTGGACTGTCCAATGGGTTGATCCCTCTACGAATCTTTCTTGCATCCGTTAAAATACCAGATTTTTCTGCTTGCCTCATCGGTTTGGTAAGCTGAACGCTATTCAAGCCTTTCTTTTTTAACAGATCCGAGAAAATATTACCAAATCCAATCGGTGGCAACTGCATATAGTCACCACAAAAAATTAATCGTGTTCCTGGTCGAATTGCCAATAAAAAATTATAGAAAAGGCTCGCATTTGTCATACTGCTTTCATCCATGATCACAACATCAGCAGGTAATGGGTTATCTTGATTGTAGCAAAAACTATCAATACCTTCTGCCACAAGTAATCTATGAATAGTCCGTGAGTCCAAACCTGTTGCTTCTTTAATTCTCTGGGCTGCTTTTGCAGATAACGCACACGCAACAATGCTATTATTTCTTTTTTGGTAGCATTTAATAATTGGTTTCAGAATTGTTGTTTTACCAGTTCCAGCTTCTCCAGAAATAAACACAACTTGGCAATTTAATGCTTTGTTAACTCCTGTAATTTGCTCTTCTGAAAACATAAACCCTTCTTCATCTTCAACTTCAGAAATCGTCTGACTAATCTCACTATCTGTTATTGGTTCGTAATCTGTTGTATTCCCAAATGAATACTTCTCCATATCTTTAATCAATTCGTAAATATCCATTTCAATTTTATAATACGATCTCAGACCAATTTTGTCTCCCGATGTATATAAATAATTTGGTAAATTTTTATCTGATTCTTCATCAAACCATTCGTCAAATATAGGTAGGCATTCAGATACTGCATTACTAATATTGCTTCTTAAATTTTTGATATACACATATGTATGTCCATCATTATCACCAACTTGATGCAAGTCGTAGGAAATAAATG